TTACAATTTTTCGGTATAGGATTTATAGGCAAGACAGATCCAGCCATCATTAGGATCATTTGCATATGCTTTCAGATGCCCCCATGTACCGGTCGCACCTTTCTGTGAAATCTTTCCGGTTTTCTCATCTACGATAGTAAAAGATCCTTTCCCAGTAGATCCTGTAGATCTAGCATCTACACTCGGAGCTGTTCTGATCTGCAAGTCTTTAACCTTTACATTGACCATATACGGTACAAATGTTTGTCCAGGATAAATAGCAACACCACTTTCGTCAAAAACATAATAACCGGGGTTCTTATCTGCCAGTGCTTTTGCGTTTGTGAGATCATGGTATGCGCCGATCTGTCCCTTTGAGTCTGACCATGTTTTTCTGATTCTGTACCATACAGTGTCCGTGGGTGGAAGAATATCCCCAGCGTTCTGTTTTTCATCACCTGCAAGAATAGAAGTGACACGTGATGCCAGATTCCCCAGGCGATTATATAGCCAGTCACCAGGGCAAGCTTTGTTGGCAAACCATCTGTGTACTGTGATGATCATTTCATCCGCAGCAGGGTCATAGTTGAGGGTTTTATTTTTATTACCAAACCAGATCAGTTTTTTCTTTCCATTTCTCCGACAGATATCTACACATAACTCAATCAGTGAATTATAGACAGCATCCGTCATTGCGTATGGATCCGTCTTATCAGACGCACATTCGATAGTAACAGCGCGCTGATCATTTGCATTACTGGATGTACACCATGAGCGATTTCCTTCATCCACACAAAGCGACCGTTTACCGTCTCTACCGATACCATAGTTACAACTTGCTTTTACTGACTTGTCTATGAAACATCCGCAGATATCCTGACACGACAGCTGCCCCACTATACAATGTGGGGTAATTCTGTCTATACTGCGTGTACGTTTTCCTGAATGATTAGGACTAAGTTTTGTATAACAGATCAAAGATGAATTACTCATTATTTTTCTCGCTTTCTGTTTTTTTCTGTAAAATATCAATAGCCTTTGTGATAATTGTCGGAAGTGGTAATCCCATAAGTCCTGCATTTTCCACAAGGGAAATTGTTTCGTTTGAGATAAATGCGATAATAACCGCGTCTCTGATATAATTTACCCCGATAATTAAATCAAGTCGGTATGCCACCAGAACAAAAATCAAAGTCATGCATTTTCTGCAAAGTCCTTCCCACCCTACTTTGCTTTTAAGTGATCCGCTGTCCGTTTTGGGACTTTTCTTAAATACTGCTGCAACGATCAGACCCGATAAAAAGTCAAGTCCCATGAAAATCAAAAGCGTAGTCAAACCTGCATCCCATCCACCAAAAAATGATGCAATTACCGAACCAATAACACCCAATGTTGTACAAATCATTTCTTTCATTCCTTTTCTTTCCTTTCTGTGCATAAAAATAACCGCCTGAGTTCCATATAGGCTCATATAGCGGTTATTTTTATGTTTGTGATAATTTCCTTGTCTGTTGATTATTCTGCTAATTCAGGACAATCAAGATCAACCAAAACTTCCTTTACTTTGTCCTTGATACGATCAGGAACATCAGCAAATGTTTTCTTACCCTTAATGATCAGGGTTGCATAGATAATTGCCATAGTCTGCACATCCTTTCTGAATAGAATTTTTATGATCAACTGACGTATCATCAGTTATCACCATCTAAAATAGCCTTGACAGCTTCTTTCAGTTTGTCCGGTACATCGTCCAGTGTTTTAACACCTTTAATGATTAGTGATACATAAATCTTTGCCATACTTCACACCCTCTTTCTTATCCCATCATTTCATAGATTTCACACAGTGCAAGCTGTGTCTGTGTGATCTGATCCAGTGCGTCAGTAAGTAATTCGTCAACGGTTTTACCTTTCTGTGCTATACATACCTCATAGATCGCGCCGACATATTCCGTCAGCGACACAAATGTAACATATTTCTCATAAACCTTTGTGTCTCTTGACTCACTAATTTTCATCAGTTCGGTCTTGGACTCATCCTGAAATATTTTCAAAAGATCTTCCCTTGACTGATTTATGACCTTTATTCTGAGATATCCCGCAGATTCGGAGACCTCCTGTATAGTCAATTCTGACGCATCATTAAATGTAACTTTCATAATATCTACCTCTTTCCGAGTGATAAGATGATTAATTTTTTCATCCATCACAAAAAGACCCGCCTTTGGCAAGTCCCAAAAATATTCTTTTTTATTCTATCATGCAGCATATTTGTCATAAGTATTTTTTATACTCTTACTATCCGTATACACATATACCTGAGTCGTTCGGATATCCTCATGACCGAGGATTCTCTATACATCCTGCAATGTCGCTCTACGTGCGATCAGCCCCGCAGCCAACGACCCCCGAAGCGGGCGCACGCTTTCCACCCCCGCGCGCTCCCCAAGTCGTTTAATTGGTACTTCTATTCCATTTTTCTTTAACCTGTTGCTTCCTTTTCCCGTAAAAAGTGCTTTGTTATTGTCTTTTCTCGTCTGCAAATATTTTTCCAGATACATTGCAGCTACGGGTGTCAGATATACCGTCCGTTCTTTTCCTCCCTTTCCATAGACTACAAGCTGTCTGTTCTGGAAATCTTTTATGCACGCCAAAATTCCGGCAATACAATCAGTGCGGAACTTGACGTAAAAAATCACGTATTAAAGTTTTAGATATACCACTGTCATAATTCCACTTCCAGCAGTAGCTACGGCTGTGTAATGATACTGTCCAGTATATGATAAGCTTAAAGATACAGGATGCGCTTGTCCATTTGCTGTCGCTAATGTTGCTGCGATCGGTATGCCATATTTTTCAACATCAGAGGCGGGAAGATACTTGTTCAAGTAATGTGAAAACGGCGTAACATACGCATTTGATTCCAGTGTTACTTGGTAATCAACAAATTTGATTGCACTTTTCAAAGTGGAGTTTAGCTCATTAACTTTTTGTGTCAGAGTATCGTTCGTTTCCACTGTCTTGAATAATTTTTCAACTTTTGTGATATTTATCCCGTTTAGCGTTACTGCATATAGCGGAAAATCCGACTGCATAGCGCCTATCAAAATGTTACCATCTATCGCCGTTGGTGCTGTAGGTGTTCCGGTAGAATCTTCCCCCCGGATAACTACCAGGTAAACGGTCTCTTTTCCGGTACTGTCTTTCGTATATCGGAATGCAATCAGATCAATCCTGTTTGTCCCGGAATGTCCGTTATTAATCGTGACCAATGCACTGTCATTTGCCGGAATTCTCACATGCCGCCCATACATCACAAGATCACCGTCAGAAATTTTTACAATATTATTTGACTGCACCTCTGCATTGAACTGACTACCGTTCTTCAGGACATATTTTTCAGATCCAATAATCCCAGCAAATAACGCCCCGTCCGAATCTGCACTGACAGCGTGCCCGGTATCGCCAGTATCAAGATAATTTATTTCCATTATTCCTCACCAACCTTATATGTTATAGTCTCAATTCCATTTTTTATTTTTACGATTTCCTCTTCCACTTGTTCTTTCAATACGATTCCGGTTGCCCGGTTTCGACCGCCAACAATATCACCGATACCCACATCTAATTTACTGAACGATGCAGATACAGAATCATAGCTTTTCAGCTCTTCCAAGCGTTCAATCCCTTTTTCTTTCAGTTCTTCACTTGACTCGGAATTTCCGTAATCATATGTTTCTGCAATCTCATATTCCCCAAAATAGGCCTGTTTTTCTGTAATATTGCCGCTCTTATCCACATACAGATCAATGACCGTTCTGGCTGCCAATTCACCAGATCCGAGACAGATCAGATGGTTTACCCCACCTGTCTTTCTCTCAATAATGATTTTCATACCGTAATCATCGGAATATTCATATTCTGACGATAGATCACGAATCGGAACCGCTGATATATTCACACAGCTTTCTTTATCGTTGTAGATGATTTTCAATTTTGCACCCACAGAAGACAGCATTTTCACAATGCCAGCGTACGCATCAACATATCTCGGAAACTGGTACCCGCTTATCTGTATACCGGAAGATATTTTGGGGACACCAAACAGATCTACTAAACCACATCGTCCCATCAGTAAAGCAAGAACATCATTCGCATCTCCAGACACAGTCAAATAATCCTTTCCGGTGTCCGGTCGGATCACTTTCTTTTCCAGGATGCCACGCCAGCCCCTCCCGGAATAATACACTCTGGATTTATTTGTATCTACCTTCACATCGTCTACAATACCACCGTATTCTTCATCTTTTACATACCAGATACATCCAGCACCCATGCAATGATTCTTGATATTCATTTGCATCTCGAAGTCATTGTCACCACCGAGTTCCAAATCTATCGAATATTTTTCAAGACTTCCTTGTGGAAGCCTGTTTCTATCTGTATACATTACTTCCACAACGGTTCACTCCTTTTATCAATCAGAATCAAGTCGAATGCAAAGCTACCATCCCACGCTATAATCTGTGTACCAGCTGCGATTTTTTCAAAGATGTAATACTCTTTTATTGCTGACCATAGAACATTTTCCGTATACCCGTCAGAATGTATCAATTTTACCGTTTTCTTCCGGGAATCAATCTCTAATCGTTCACCCATGTTCAATGATATATCCACCTGGTACACATTGCTTCCAATTTTTACGAGCGGCTTAGATATTGCCCCGTATACCCGTAGCACAAAATCTGATTCTGTAACACTGGTATTGACGATAGAAGCGGAAGATATCTGATTCATATAGAAATAGCCGTATTCATACGGATATTTCTTTAGATCGTCCATTTCAACCGCTTTATCTTCTGTTTTCAGAAAATTAAATTCCATTTCCTGTACCCAGTCCTGCTTATCAGTCGCAACAGTTACTTCAATTTCAACGTACCGTTTTGTCAGATACCACTTTGCTTTCTTCATTGCCACAATGTAACAGTTCAGATAATACCCATCCTGATATAACTTCCCGGGCTGATTTGCGAGGATATCACTCTCAAAGAGCTGGAAGAGGGAATTTCTTTTTTCAATTCCCTCTTCCTCAGTGGATGCCGAGATGATGATCTTCATCTTTTTTTCTTTAACACCTTTATGAAAGTTGGTAATCTCGTCATAGTCCGTATCATACTCCCATTCATAATCCCTTAATCCAGAAGATGTAATAAAAATACCACCCGAACCAAAGTCAATACTTTGGTTCAGATGGTTCACATATTTCGCCCTATCAAGCATATTTTTTCACCAACCTCGCTATCTCTCTGTTGTCAAATTCAACTTCTACGCCGTTCGTCAGTGCATCAATCAATAATCTGTACAGTCCACCGTTACGCATCCAACTGAAAATGGCTTCCAGTAACTCACGGATAGCTTCACTATCTCCATTTCCACTGTTGTCCACGGCTTCCTGAATCATTCTCATGAGACTCTGTGTACCAACAACCGTTTCACTTCCGGCTTCACCACCCGCCAAGAACTGATTTGACTTAGCATTGTAACCGAAAATAGTCGGCTGATTCATGATCATACCATCATCCATTGCTTTCTTGTACCAACTGATCCCAAAGCTTGGAACAGATGGTGGTGTCAAGCTGAAAGAACCACTGATTGAAATATGTGGTAATTTCAAATGTGGTAATGACCATGAAAATTTGAAGAAACTTTTAATTCTGTTTATGGCGTTACTTACAATATTCTTTGCCGAATCCATGATATTAGAAAACTTATTCTTGATATTTCCAAGTATATTTGTCGTTATTGAGTGCGCTCCGCTAAGACCGTTTGAAAATGAATTTTTTATTTCTGCAATTTTATTTGAAACCGACTGTTTTGCATCTGACATTTTTGACTTAAATTTTTCAGCCACGGATGAAAGTTTTCCACCTGTCAAATTATCGATGAATGTGTACCCGGCTGAGTAATACCCTTTTACACCTTCCATTGCAGCTGCTGCAATTCCCTTGATTCCACCGCCATGTTCAGAATATGCATTTTTCATGTTTTGCAGTTTTTCAGACACCGTATCTTTTGCGGCCTGCATAGTAGAAGTCATGGTTTCTTTAATTTGAGAAAATTTATCTGATGCAGCATCTTTCATTTGAGAAAATTTATCTGATGCAGCATCTTTCAAGTTTCCAAAAAAATTCTTAATTGCTTTAACTTTTTCACCAATGGATCCAGCTAAATTTGAAAAAGCTTCTTTTACTGAATTCCATGCACTTGTGACTGCTTCTCTGAATCCATCATTGGTATTCCATAATGTGATCAGTGCAACCACAAGCCCTGCCACAAGCGTTACTATAAGAACTATAGGATTTGCACTTAATGCAGCATTGAAAAGCCACTGTGCAATAGTAGCACCTTCGTTTGCTGTTTTGTATGCTGTCCATGCTGTTGTTATGGCACTAATCAATGATGATATTGCCATCGCAACCTTTAAGGTTACGAACCCGGCAGCAACTCCGGCTATAAGCGGTGACCAATCCTTGAACGTTTGAATAATCTTAGGCACATCTTCAATAAGACCACCTAGTTTTTCAAGGAAGTTTTCAACACCGTCCATTCCTTTTTCAAAGAATGTTGTAAAATCAATTTTTTGAATCCAGTCAAATACCCTTTGTAGAGCATCACCGACAGACGTTGCAAACGCATCCCAATCAACGGTTTCCATCCAGTCTGACAACTGCTGTAAAAATCCCATAACAGTAGGTGCAAGTTTTGAACCTACTTTTGTCAGGATATTTTCAAACAATGCCTGTACTGAACCCCATGAACCTAATATTGTAGTACCTGCTTCAAGTGCGGTTGTTCCGGTTATACCTAAGTTGTCCTGAATTTTGTGAATAGCTTCAATCATTTGGTCGAACGTTATGTTATCCAAACTTTTAATCTTTTCACCAAGTACACCGGAATCATTTATCAATCTGATCATTTCAGACTGTGTACCACCATAACCAAGTTTCAGGTTATCCAACATCGTGTAATTTTGCTTTGCAAAACCCTGATAAGCGTCCTGTATAGAACCTATGTCAGTACCCATCTTGTTAGCATTATCTGACATATCAGTGATAGCAAGGTTGGTCAGTTCAACCGCTTTTGCAGTATCACCGCCAAGACCCTGAATCAATGAAGCAGCAAATGACGTTGCGGTGTTCATATACTGATTTGAACTCATCCCGGCTGTCTTATATGCCTTTTTAGCATAGTCAATCAGTTTACCGGAACTGTCTTTGAATAATGTTTCAACACCACCAACTAACTGTTCATATTCAGCATAGTGACCAACCACTGATTTTGTCACATCTGCCATTTTTTCAGCTAACTGTGTACATCCTGAAATTACTTTTGTGATTGCCGTAGATGCTAAATTCGCAAGCGTGGATTTCCATGTTGTAAATCCACTGTCTGCATTCTTGGCAGCTTGTCCGGCATCTTTCACCGAATCACCTGCACCATCTGCCTTTTTATCAACATCTTCCAGTGTTTCAGCTGTGTCCTTTGCAGACTTTGAAACCTTTTCAATGTTGTTCACCGCATCAGCGTAATTGATCGTTATTTTTCCGACCAACGAAAAGATATCCAACGATTAGCCACCCCCTTTCAAAGGTGGCACGAATCCATTCAGAATTTTATTTGCTTTTTCCACCTGTACCTTGATCTGCGTATCGTTCATCGTCTGTTCTGTTTGTTTTGGTCTTCCACCTGTTGATGAATTCGTAAATATTTCCTTAAATTCTGTAAAACTTCCAACATCTTCGGCAAATGCGTTTGCTGAAATTGCACAATAAAGATTCCACTGTTTCTCTTCCTCGTCTTTTGAGAGGATCGTGACAACAGTGGAATCTAATTTTCCGCGCTGGATAGCTTTATTCAGATACCTGTAGGGGTTGCCATACCGGCGGTTGCAGCACTCATCGAACTGTTCTGATCCATACCCGCTAATTCGGCAACACCCTCGAAAAAATCCATCAAATCATCCTTTTTTGCAAAATCCCGGATCAAGATAGCGAACTGTTTCAGCTTAAATTTTCTTACCTCATCCGCGGTAACTTGTGTTCCGTTGTCCCATTCCATGCAGTTTGCGAAAAATTTACAGATTTCGTTTCTTGCTTTGGACAGGTTTTTCAGAAGAATTCCCAGAATTCTCATTGCAACAACAACCCCTACCTGCTTCATATCCTGCCCTGATTTCGTCATTTTTTCGATCTCGTCTTTATCGAACGCACCAATCACCTGCTCCACACCGATGATTGCCAGAACCTCACAGAAATCAAACGCATTGTCTACGGTTAAATCCTTAAATCTGAAATTTGCCATGATTATTTATCCTCACTTTCTTTTTTCGCTCTGTTTCTTCTACCAGCTTTTGGCGGAGTCTGCTCTGGTTCAGTCTGTTCAATAGGTTCAGTTTGTACCGGTTCGGACTCTTCCGGATCAACCTCCTGTTCATCCGGAACAGCCGGATTTTCTTCCGGCTGCTCTACCTCATCAGAGATATCCACAAGGAATTTCCCTTTTTTCTGGATCTCTACAAATCTTTCTTCATCAACGGTCAGCTTTTCACCAACTGCATGAAAGTCTCCTGTGTTTTTATCAATAAACTCTCTGATTACAACTACTCTCATGATTCTTTACCTCCTACGCCACTGCTACTGGATAGTAAATAGACAGATCCAACTTATTTAACTGATCCTTTTCCAGACTTGCCGTACATACGAATTTAATAGCAAATGTCGACTGTGTAGCATTTTTTGTTTCCAACTCAAACGCTTCTGTACAAAGTGCGTTCGGAAGAATAATGATGATATTTTTACCACTGGAAAGGGTTCCAACATACGCCACATTGTCCAGGTAATCATCCTCTGTGATATTTTCCTTAGACACATATTTGACATAGTTGGTATCTTCCGAAATAGCCTTTACAAGATGAAGCGCTGTGACAAGAATATCTTCTGTAACCTCAGTCATTTGACCTTCCAGTGTCGCTGATTCACCGACTTTCTGCTTTGTTACACCTTTTACTTCTACTGTTGCACCATCAACCTCAATATCAAGCCACTGCGCTTCATAATGGAATTTAAGACCGCCTGATGTTGCACCAAGAACTGTACCTGTCCATCCGTTGCTGGCTGATTCGTATTTCAAATTTTTATAGATCACACCTGCACCAAGAATCATATTCTGAATTGTTTCAGATGTAATACCATGCTTTTTTAAGCCCATTCTGTTATGCTCCTTTCCACTCATTTGTGTTAAGTGTTATCGTGATTCTAAAAAGATCTTCTTCACCTGTTGGAATCATCAAACCATTCCAATAGGTAATAAAAAAAGCAGTTCCTTCCTGAACTGCCCTTAAATCTTCGAATGCTTTTTTTAGTTTGTCATTTATTTCTGCAAGCGGTAATTTTGACCCCCTTGACCAACCGTCAAGTGTAAACACACCGCCTGTATATCCGTCCTCTGATCTGTGTTCAGTTTCATTGAACGAACCGACAAAGTAAGGATAGCTGATTTTACCTGTCCATTCACCAAATTCATAGGGAATACCAAGTTGATCAAGCTGATCAGAAATAAAACCAAGCATATCAACCATAATTAACCCCCTAAATTCTGTTTAATGACATTTACAAGCTGTTTCTTTATCTTTGGGGCTACACTCTGAAATGCTTTCGTGAGTGGTTGTTTTGGTGTTTTTCCTCTTGTGTAATGCCATACACCGGTTACATCTTGGTAAACCCAACCACCTTTTCTTCCGTCACCATGCAGTGCATATTCACCAGTACCAAATTCTTCCCAAATCGCATTTTCAGAATCACTTCCGACTTGTACTTCTGCCTCACCTGCTAATGCGGATTCTCTGACTTTATAATCATATGAACCTTTGGTTTTTCCAGTATCAACCCTACTGTTTCTTCGTGTCTGTGACTGAATTTCACCACCCACTTCATACATAAATGCAGAAAGTCCGTCAGCAAGATTTTCGATCACCTTTACTGTATTATCTTTAAATTCAACTGACATACTACTGACCCCCTATAAATCTTAAATAGATTTCTAAATGATCGTGCATTTCCATGGGATCATCAATCAACAGAATCTCATACACTTTACCGTTTACAACCATTCTTGCATTGTCACTTGTCACATCAACGGTTTCCTGTTCATCCGTCTTACTGATCACACCTGTCAGAAAACTGAATGGATTCCAAACCCAATCAGTTGACAGGTTTTTCAGATTGGTAAAGTCACACAAGAAAATGTGTGTACTTTCCTGAACCTTGGCATAAAAAGTCGTGTGCTTTGAATCACCTGTTGATAAATCCAACCAACCTAAGATTGATGTACAATCAACCCATGTGTTTTTACGCTCACCTATGGCATTTTTAGCACCGCTCTTTTTTACCTGTAACAATGCCTGAATATTACCGCCAACACTCATATAACTAGAATCTCGCCTTTATATAAGGCTTTAAGAATCCAAGTAGGGCAACAGGATAGCCCATAACTTGATTATTAGCGTCCTGATCAAAGTAAGTTACACTGTATCTTGACAGCGTTTCAGATTTGACCCCGGTTTTCGGTCTGTTCTTAATGTCCCACTTGAGTAATTCAAGTACACCTGCACGAATATCAGCCGGATATTCTACCTTAGTGATCAGGTTTGTACCTTTGTACAACTCCTGACTAACTCTGATGAAATCATCACCAATTTCAGTAATGGTATACAGTCCATCATTCACCATTGACTGTGAAATCTGAACTGTATCACCTACTTTCAAAAAATCTGACGTTCCAAGCAGTCTGTTACCTAAACTATCAGCAGTAAAACGAACAAACCGATTCTGAAAATTGTTATTAGTGTATGCTCTGATCATAAGTTCAGCAGCGTTCAGTTTTTCTTCAATCACCTTTTCATTTTGCACAGCAAATTCAGGTAATTTCATTACGTCATCAACTGCTAATATCATCAGATCACCCTTTCTTAGACAACTGCTGTACCAACCTTGGACTTGATAAGACCCATCTTTACGTTTTTGCTGTTGAATTTCAGGCTGTAGTTTGCAGATGCACCCAGTTCTGCAAACGTCGGGGATTCCTTTGCGATATTGTCAACCGCTAAAGAAAGACCATTCGGATGCAGCACCTTACCCTGTTTGGTATAGAACTTGTCAGTACCTGCTGATGTTTCCGGGTCGTAGTTGGTTGTATACTGGTTTTCATAGTTTTTCTTATCACAAGAGAGGAAAGCACCCTCACCAAACAGATACGTGCTGAATACAGCATCCGCACTTGCACCGGTTACCGTGAACCGGTCAGTTACCAGAACATGTTTACCAGCGATAGTCGGCAGTGTAACTTCTTTCTGAATCACACCATTGATCACGTATTTGTCAAAGTCAACCATACCCATTTTCTGGTATTCCTTGTAGATCATAGAGTGCATGACGATCAGACCCAGACCACCTGCCATATCTCCAAGTGCCGCCTGTTCTGCATCGTAGATTGTACCTGCTTCGATTGCACCTTCTTTCAGATCCAGCACATGTCCTTTCAGAGCCGTCACACCCATACATGCTTTTGCGATGTTCATAAGTTCGTTTTCCCACACCTGCTGATAATATCCAACGATCTTGCCCTTGATATTCGTCATCGGGTCAGCACCTGTCAACTCTTTCGTGAAGTCTTTCGCCTTAAAGGCTTTCATCCTCTGGATCATCATACAGGTCTGTTTATCACCGCTGATCTCAACTGGTACGTTGTTGGTTTCACCGTCATTGTTCAGTGCTTCCATACCACTTGCATTTGCATCCAGTGGTTTATAGATCGGAATAGTAGCAACATTACCTTTTTCTCCGATCAGATTCATAATACTCGGATCTTCCTGGATAATCCCTGACGCGATGATCGGGTTTTTCCAGTAGTCTGCTTCCTGCATCATACCGGCGAATACTTCTTCGTCAAATGCATATCCACCAAAATTTCCTGTTCTTGGCATTCTTTATCACCTTTTTAACCTTTCTTAATGTACGTTTAACTGTTTGAATAAGTCCGGGTTTTCCTCTTTGAGTTTCATTCTTTCATTGAATCCCATCTTAATGAACTGTTCTTTGGTAACTGTCTTGTCTTTATCTCCACCCGGCAGGTTGTTTTCAAGAATCTTTCTGTTACCATTCTGCTGCTGATTGTTGTTGGATGCTTCAAACATGGTAGGATGCTGTGTTTTAAGACCTGAAATCAGATCATCTTCGCCCTTGATTTTTCCATCATCACCAAGTTTGATTTCACCTTTTTCCTTTGCCTTGAATACAAGATAATCAACATCAACCGCACCTGCTGCAACCAATGCAAATTTCAATGCATTTTCTGTTTTCAGTTCTGCATTCTCTTTCTTAAGGTCTGCAATCTCTGTTTCGTATGTTGTAATCTTCTGCTGTGTTTCTTCGTCTTTCCCGGCTGACTTTTTTAGTTCTTCAATCAGGTTATTAGCCTTTGTCAGTTCTGTAGTCTTACCGGAAAGGTCAGTTTCAAGGTTGGTGTATTTGTCTTTAGACACATAACCACCATCAGTAAGGTTAACCATTTTGATCAGCTTCTCTTTGTTTTTTTCATCACCGTTATAGGCATTGATTGCCTGTACCAGTTCATCATAGGTAATAGCCTTATCACCAAAAAATGCTTTTAAAAATTCCATGTTCTTCTTCCTTTCTCCGTCATGTTTTTATATCCGGTGTCACCGGGAACGGTCAACAGTTTATATCCCATGTTGCAGGGGTCATTTCAGCAGCAGTTTAAACGTCATAAGCCTTTTTCGGACAAAATAAAAGACACCCTTGCGGATGCCTTAAAAATACTATTTAACCCATAGTTGGGAGATAATCAGGATCACCGAACCTTTCTACAATACCAAGTGAGTGTGTAACGCTTTCATGTTCCTTTTATCCCCCTTTCTTACCTCATATAATGGTCATATAGGTAATAAAAAAGCAAAGGTATACAATTCTGTACCTTTGCTTTTTAATACATTATATCGTCAAGTGATAAGTACCCAAGATCATAAACATCTTTATTTTCTTCGATACATTCATCAATAATGTCAACAATTTCGTCATCTTCCCGGCTGTCAAATGGAATAGTTGGGAAATCATCATTGAATTTTTTCTTGTACCGTTCAAGTGCTTTCTGTAATTTTTCACTCATATTATTTTACCCCTTTCAGAATTTCAATGAATGCTTCATAGCTGTTTGGCAGGTACTTCTTCACATATTCCAGTTCAGAACCACCATTTACTTCTGCACCCATGATGTTAGCCCACATTTCAGATGCAGATTCATACACCCTACATTCATTTGCTACCTTGCTAAGATTACTTGCATCAATACCCAGTTCTTTATATGCTGCCTGTAAACCTTTATGTTCTTTAAGCTGCTTTACTGAATGATATTTACGGTTATAGTATCTGTCACCGTGTCCCCAATCGATACGATGTGAAAGAAGTCCATCAATAGCATCCTGAACACCACAACTTGCATCATGATTTCTAAGGTCTTTTTCAACATCAGTTGTCAGTATGGATTTCAAAAACTGTCTATCTTTTCTCACAGCAGTCAAAAATTCATCAGAAGAACTTGCTATTTTTGCAAATCGGTTTATCTGATACTTTGTCTTACTGTGAATGGTTTCAACCTCTTTGAAGTGAAGTCCTTCATAATCTGCTTTTGCATCATAGAAATGACCGTATTCATGTGCCAACGTATGGTACTTACTTCTGCCATCATCAATATATTTTTGTAATGGATAACTGAACACAAGTCTATTTTCAGCAGGTGAATAATACCCATCGTCTTTTTTATACTGTACACCGTTGATCTTATCGGCATACTTTGCATACAATTTTTGAAGTGATATATTACTGTGTTCAGTCAGAATCTTCATGTATTCATCATAATCTGAACTACTCATTGCACCCTTTAGCTTTTGGGTGTGTGCCAATACATCATATTCTTTCACATTCATTGTATCAGCCTTTTCAGGCAACTTCAAATATTTCTGTTTGAAGTCATTGAAATCTTCTGTTTTGTCCAGTCCGAAAAATGCTGCACGTTCCTGTAAGGTCTTTAGTTCGTCATCATCTAAAGCCCATTTTGCACGTTGCAGTAAACAGCACCGACAGTTACAGACATTCTTTGCAGAACTGCCAACACCCGGTGCTTGCATTTTCTCACCGCCAACATCAAACGGTTTATCAATTTCCCTGATTTGTCCATCTGCTTCTCTGTGTTCCGGTCTTGTCCTACTGTCAAGTGTAGCATCCCACTGTTTAACTATATCAGCACCCTTTTTCTTTGCCTCATGCTGGCCGTCAAGGGCTGCTTCATTTTGGATCCGATGCCCCTCAGTCCTGGCAATACGGATCGCATTGTTATAAGCCTTTTTAAATGGGCTGTTCATACCCCTCGCGATATGTACCGCCATCTCATTCCAGCTGGATCCGTTGGAAATTCCCCTGGATAACTCAGCACGGATAGATTTTTTCAGATATCCAACATCTTCACCCAACTTACTGTATAGATTGCTGGATATCTTTGAATCTGTCTGAACCGCTTTTACTACTTGATCCTGTCTGATCGGGATTACCAGGGGGATACCACTGGTTTTCCCCATATCATAAAAAACACCCGTGTATCCATTCACGTAGGATTCCTGCAGGTAGTCTGCAATGCTGGTAAATTCCCCTTCCTGCAAGTCATACAGGATCGTTTCCAGCTGATCCACCAACAACATCTGATATTCTTTCTGATAGATGATAGACTGCAGGTTTTCCAGATCCGTCCGCTGCGACAATGCCCGGATCTTTTCTTCACAGTCCTTTTTTGCCCTTTCATATACGACTTCTAACAGTCTGATAACTTTCTTTTCTTCATCAAGCTGTGCCTGCTGCACTTCCTTCTGTGCTTTGTTCACCTGTTCCACCACCTTCATCATCCGGTATGATAGAATCAAGATCATGTTGCACCTGATCAGTCTTTGCAGCTTCATCATCCGGTAACTTGTCCTTTATATCCTCATAATCAAGATCAAGAACATCGCAGATATACTGGATAATCAGATCATCACCAAAAATCTGTGCTAGTGATAATAGGGTGTTGATTTGCACCTGTTGTTTCTGTGCTTCTGTAAGTTCATTCTGTTCATTTTCCTGTTCATTACTCATGACCTCATGCGTGAATGAAAAATAAACATCCGTGATCTGATAATCCGTACCGTTCTGTTGATTGATTTCATCAATGCAGACTGCTACGATCTTTCGCAAGAACCGCTTGATGTTTCTTTCAAGGTGCTTACATCGCAGATCCAACAGGGAATAGGCTGCCTTAATGGCAATGTTGGTTGTTGCAGATGTATCTTTCAGACCGGACAAGTTCAGACCCATACCGAACCGGTAAATATTCTTTTCATCCAGTTCCAGCTTCACCTTCCGGGCTTCATACGGAACATCTACCGTATGCACTTCAATACCACCGTCAGACCCAACACCTACAATTTTCTTTGTGTTCAAATTCTGCTGCAATTCATCCAGATTATCACCCTCAAATCCTTTGACTGCATATAGCGGATGGTCAAAATCAATCAGATTGTTGGAAAGACTGGATGCCATTAAATCGTAATCATCAATCAGGTCTTTTACAGCTTTCAGATTGCTAATCTGTTTCTTGTTATTATCCAACCGAAAGAATGGCAAGAAACCAAGTGAATCAATATAAGTATTATCATCACCATCAACCTGATACAGTATATGGGGTCTCGGATTGATTTTCTGATTAGGGTCTTTCAGAATCTCACCGTTGTTATCCTGAACGTAGTAAACTACCTGCTGATCATCCCAGTCCATGATTTTCTTGATCATATGACCTTCTTTGTCAATCCGATCCACGTACCAGTAGATTACGTGGTTTTTCTTATCTTCTGCAAATCGGGCTTCTACTTCTACCACTCCGATACTGTCAGCACATGTGAATTTCAGTTGATCTTTGCTGTCTTTCATTGCATACATATAGGCAAATCCTTTTGTCTGGCAGTCCGTAAGTGTTTCTGACAGTTCATCAACAAAATCATCATTATTGTTGAATCTTGCATCAAGCTCACTCTGTAGTGCCGGATCATCAGAAAAAACAAAACCGTCTGAACCGGAAAGTGTGTACTGTGTACCCTGTTCTGTCAGTTCCTTGAAAAATGGGTGTGGTATTCTCACATTTGCCCTGTTTGTATCTTCCACAAGTTGACCATCAGAGTTAAAATAAAACATTCTGTAATTTTTTATATCGTGATCACCGTCAAAATAGCGTTCACCTATTCTTGCAAAATGCTTTTTCACTGATGCAGCATCTTCATCAATGAACATTTTTATTTCTTCGACTGTAAGCACCTGTCACCCCACCTTCCCATGATCTGATTTGTAAGGTCAATGATTTCATCCCCATGAACCCCGAAAAAGTCACACATTGCTTCTTCACCTTCAACAGTGTGACCGTATGAAAACATAAATGCATGAACCAATTCATGAATCAGTGTTGAACGTGTTATTGATTCAGAACGTCCGTCCATAATGCTGATCAGAAGTTCCTTATATTCGGTCAGCCCAAAATTATAGCTGTCCGGGTCAGGGTTCATTTTTTTTGCATTTGCATCCACCAGTTTGACCTTCCATACATCATTGTGAATCTTTATTTTCATTTTTCGTTACCTGACGGCTATTTGTACAGCCAGCTGCCGCCTTTCTTGATATATTTTTCCAATGCATAGCGCATTGCATCCATCAAATGGTTAAAATCATCAATCGGACAGTTCAGTTTATTCCCGAACTTGTCCTTGTCCCACGTGTAGTTGCTGATTTCCGTGATGAAATTCACACACCGTGGATGAATAATGATCTCAAAATCCTGGATAAACTGAATACCGGTGTTTATACTGTCTTTTCCCTTTTCAGCACCTTTGACCCTGAGACCATATCCTCTTAACTGATCAATACTTTTGGGTTCTGCGGAATCCGCTGTGATCCGCTCTTTTGCGTAACCCATATCCGTGATGTTCTGATAGATTTTCTCATTTGATAACCCAGCAGAATACATCTCATCCCACACGAAAATCTTTTTGTTTTGAATATCAATGAATCCACAAAACAATGCAGATGGGTCATTTGTATACCCAAAATCCAAACCAAACGCTGATGCGATGTGATAACGCTGCTGAATGTCTTCCAGGGTAAATGCTTCTTCATGCCAATTCTCATACACAAGACCGTCAACAATACCCCAGTCACCAAGACCTGCCACTGCATATCGGCGCGGGTTCTGTTTACGCATAGTTTCAAAAACTTTCAGATCGGCTTTATCCAACCATTCATTGCACTTGTAATTGGTTGTAAGTGCAAGGGTTTCATCATCAGGGTTATCAAAAAAACGTTTCTTCAACCAATGGTGTTCATTCCAAGGGTTGAATGTTACGGTGATCTGTTTGAATAGGTCTGAACCTTCCGGGATTGCACCACGAATAGATTCATCAAGCATATTGAAATCGTCCTCTGAACTAATTTCATATGCTTCTTCAATCCACATCCAACACAATACACCCTGATCGACAGTGATTGATGTTACTTTCAAAGGGTCATCCAAACCTCTGAAATAAATCTTTTGACCTGTTGGCTTATACGTCATTTCAAGTGGTGACTCTTTTATATCCCAAAAAGCATCAACACCAAGTCGATGTATAGCCCATTTCAGTTCAGTAAAACAGGAATCCTTTAGTGTTCTGTAAGTTTTTCTGACAACTAAGGTATTCGCATCAGGGTATTTCATCATATTTGTGATGTACCATAATGCTGTAGTCTTTGACTTCTTAGATGCACGTGAACCTTTGACCGCTCGGTATCTTCCTTTCCATCGCCAAAACGTACCGTAACCCTTACCGACTACTTCCGGTAGCTTTACCTCTACTTTCCCGGATTTATCCATTGTGTATTGTGCCGGGAACAGGATCCTTTTCTGATAATCGAACACGTACTGACTGGAATATTGTTTTTTAGTCCTCAAGAGCATCCACTCCTGTGATGACTACTGGCTGCGTAATATTCACATCCAGCTTGTCATTCCACATTCCCAGATGCTTACCCAGTAATTCCAGTGCTTTCAGCTTTGAGCCGATTTTTACTTCCCTTTCAACACTACCACCGTACTCGTTATCAGATTCTTTGTACTTGATAGACTCGATGCAGGATAAATCATCCGGCGCGGCATCCGACCGGATCCTACCATTACTGTCGACTACATCCGTCATCCTCACGAATGCGATCTTTGCCAGTTCCAGAACAACCCTGTCCTGGTTCACTCCGGTTCGCTTCGACCGTTCAGCCATTGCTTTTGAAATAGCTTCCTGAATACTAACATTTGCTAACAGCCTTGCACCTTGCTCATTTGCTGTTTTTACGGAATATCCCGCCCGAATAGCTGCCTGTGTTGCATTCAGGTCAATCAGGTATTCATCAACAAAACGTTGCCGCTTTTCAGTTAATTTGCCTTTTTTTGCCATAACAACACCGCCTTTCTATCATTTTTATAACAAAAAGTGCTGCAAGGTAGGAGATTTTAGCACCCTTGCAGCACATAAGACAATAAGCATAATAAAAAAATGCAGGTAATAATAAATTACCTGCAAAAATTTTTGTACAGCATACACTATAAAAGGTCAGCTTGTATTTGTCAAATATGAAATAATTGGTTTTATGTCAGATATGTAAGGTTTTTATAGGTATCTTCAAACGCTGAAAGTGCCTTATTATGCAGTTCTACGGTATATGAATAAGATTTTTTCATTTCCTGTGAAGCAACCTTGACTGTTTTAAACTGCACATACACTTTTGTAAGAATCTGAATCATATTCTTGTCACGCAATCCCCGGATTTCCTTAATGATCTGCTTCTTTGCATCAACAAACTGATCTATTTCTTCATTGATGTGTTGGTCAAACATGGTATACCTCACTACATCCTTACATAACTTATCACCTACAGGTGAAGTCTGCACTTTGTCCCTGCTGTAATCAATACCGCCTGCACTGCATACATTCATTTTCATATCTGACAGTGTAGCAATATCATCATTTATCTGCATATCTAACACTTCAAGCTGTTTCAGATATTCCCTTGCACTCAACTTTTTCATATTTACCTCACTTTCTACAGTGTGGTTACAGTTCGGTTACGGTTAAAATCTCCGCAAACCCTTGTAAATTAAGGAAAGTTACAGTGTCTACGGTTACGGTTAAAACTCTATTCTATATATTTTTATATTTTTTACTTTTTTTATTTTTTTTCTATTATTAAAATATTAAAGAACTTAAAAACAACCGTAGACAACCGTAACCGCCTTATAAATCAAGGGTTCTAACCGTAGACAGAACCGTAACTCAACCGTAACTCAACTGTAACTCAACCGTAACAAACTACAACTACTTAAATACTCTACCTGATTTTTTGTGTTTCAACGTCACTCGTCCCACAATCTCAAAACCTGCCAGGTCTACCAACAGCCGGAACGACTGGATTACTTTGTGGTTCAACTTATCCACATCCTGTTCTTCTCTCTTGACTGTTCCCATTGCAATACCGGCCGTTGGATCCTGATATCCCTCTGAATTTTTATAACTCATTTATCCCACCCCATCATTTTTTCATATTCTTCTGACTGTCTGTTTACTTCTTCCAGATCGAGCCACTCCTGATAGCTCATCCCGTTTTCCCATGCCCGTTTCCATCGTTCCTGTTTTTGGCGTTCTTTTTCCTCTTCAAGTAATATGTCTTTAATCTCATAATTCAAGTTGCAAATTACATCGTTTAGGATCTCACAAACCTTTTCACTTTTCGTCTTCCCTGATATATTCCCGGCAGCTTCTTTTTTCTTTTCGAGCCTTGCAATATACCTATCACATTGAGCACATGACATTTGGTCACTCTCATACCATTCCATGATTTCTTCTTCTGTATAGCATTTTTCGCCCAGCACTGTTACATATACATCTTCTAATTTCTTCCGCTCTTTTTCCGCTTTCCGTCTATATCTTTCCCTGAGTTTTTCCATCTCCTGAACAGTTGTTTTTAACGGTTTTAAATCATAACTGCTCATTTTTCTTCACCATCCTCTTCCTCATCATCCCCATTCAGGCTGCAATGATCACAATCTCCCCAAGCTGCACCAAAACAACCGTCACACTTTCTCTGTCTTTCCAGAAACTTGTCCATCTTCTGAGCGGATTTGCATATCGCCCAGGTAAATACTGCACATACAAAGATCACTATACCAACAAATACTACCGTCATTACTCTTGTTACTGTCATACACCCTCACACCTTTCTAAAAATTCTCATAGATTTCCTATTTATTTTTGTTACCGCTGTTTCAAATCCCAGCCTTTTATTTATCTGCTTACTGAATACATTTTTTGCCATGCACTGCATACCGTTATTTGCACAAAATACCTGATACATAGCGTACACATCAGAAACCGACTCATTTTCAATCTGCTCTTCCCCGCACTCTTCGATAAACATCTTGATCGGGTTGTTTTCGTTTTCGTACTCTTCTAGCTGTTCAGCCACTTTTTCGGATTCAGTGAACCCTCTGTTATTAAGAACACGCTGTAAACCTGCGACACCGATACGGATCAGATACTCCATTGAACTTTGTTCAATCAGTTTATATTTGATTTCTGGATCAAACTCAGGATCAATGGATCCATCCGGCAGATATTTTGTAAATCTTGCATTGAATGGAATGATTACCAGTCTACGCAACACTGCACCGGTTTTATCCTTCATTCGCGGGATATCATTTGCTGAAAACAGCAGCTTCACATAAGGGTTAAACTCAAAAGGATCCTGACCTTTCCGCTCTGCCTTGATCCGGTTTCCTGTAACCACTTTCTTAAATGTAGCGACCTGTGCCCCCTGCAAAAAATCGTCACTGATATCATCCCCGATATTTGCCAGTTTTCCGAACATCATAGAAGTACTGAACCTGTCACCGATTTCTTTCAGATCCAGAGCTGATATATTTTCGTCCCCTAACACGGTTTTTACCAGATCCAGAAACGTACTTTTGCCATTAGATTTATCGCCAGTCAGGATAAAGGCTTTTCCAAGTTCGTTTCTACGGTAGAAACAATAACCAATACACTCTTCCAACAGTGACCGGATCGCCGGATCATCACAGGATAACTTGTTCAGTGTGTTATCTGTAAGTTCATTGTAGGCATCCTGATTGTAATCCCACGGAATCTGGTTTGTGATAACCATGCTTGAGGTAAACGGCTGCATTTCTCCGGTAATCACATCCAGGATCCCATTCCTGAATCCGATATATCTTGCATCTGCCTGTATTTTTTCATCAGCTACCAGTTCCAAATAATCCAATACTTCCCGCCGCTGTGTTTTTTTCAGGTTTGGAATCTGCTGAATCATAGCGGCTTCAATGCCTTTATATCCCACACGATAGATTCCGTCCCGGTAAATATGCAGCTGCTGATTAATATTGACCACATTTTCTGTATTTTTCAGCCAGGTGGCGAACCGGTCAAACAGAAAAGTCTTGTCCATGAAAAATACAGGCTTCTGGAATGCTTCATCCCTGAGAATCACTTCCAGTTCATCATCAGAAAGCGGGACTTTTAAAACGAACCGGTTTAGAATCCTGATACATTCCCTGGTTTCATCAACACTAAAATCATTTGATGTAAGTGTCAGGATATAATTGAAGAGTGCCTGGTTCCTTCCGTCCCCGGCATCCATATCAAGAAAGTCAACCGCTGTACGAACCGGGAACAGCCATTTGGGAAGCTCCTGATATGTTCCACCCTCTTCAATATCCCATTCAATAAACCTTTCTTCACCCTTGATCTTGATGACCTCATAGGATGACCGGGAACCAAGTTTGATATCCGCATTCAGTCCTATCGCTAAGGGTACGTGGGTTCTGTTCCGTGTGACATCATGGTTCTTAAAAAGAAAATGCCGTCCCCTAGAAGTCTGGTACACTCGGCAGTCAAGCTGGTATTCTTCCACAATGTTCATTAGAATCTCAGACTGTTCCCATTCATCAATATCAATCAGGATAGTATCTTTTGCCAGGACACCTGCGAACCCGTCAAGGTCTTTTACTTCCTCATAGGAACGGTATTTTGCCCGATCCTTAAACGGTTCTATTGCCTGCTTTCCTTTGGTTTTGATATATCCTTTATACAGTCCGTCCCTCATTTTCTTCACCATCCTGTCCAAATTCTTCCAGTACTGTATAGTAAAACTTTTTGTTCCGTTCCAAATTTTTTACTTCCTGCAAGGTATATCGTTCCCTCTGTTTCAGCGTTTTCAGATCTTCCCGCATTTTTTTTATCTGTTCGGAATACATTTTATACTCTTCACTACTCTTTTTATATCTGCTCCGTCCTGCAACCAGTTCGTTCAACTTCCATGTTTTCACTGGGATCTGTTTTTGATATTCCTCATACCTGGTTATCAGTTTACAATATGTAGAGTTTACAGTACTCAATTTTTTCTTTATGTAGTCACAGAGTTCTTTTTCCACTTCCTCAGGATCCGGTGTACATGGTTGTACTTTATTCAGGATCCTGAACAGCTTTCTGACCTTTGCGATGCTTCGGCAGGAAAGGAAACTTTCTACGCACACCACCATTCCACCACTTGACCATTTAATTTTTATATCCGTCATATTTTCTCACCTTCCTACACGGCTATACCATACTGTTTTAATCGTTTCTTTGCGAGATCTATATACCACTGTCTATCCAGTTCCGGTGGTGTGATAACATCTACCACGCTGTCGTTGTACACAAAACAGTGATCCGGCGTATCGCCAAATTTCTCACCTTTGGGTTTTACTGCCTTTCTTTTCAATAACCGTCCGTCTGTTGGACGATTAGAAGCGAATACCCGATAACACTTATAGGAGTACTTCTGCAGATCCGGGTATGACCACCATTCTGTTTTTGTGCCGTCTCTGTGTCTGGTTGACCGTATCACCTGACCATGCCCCTGTTCATGCTCCACCCAGTTATATTTATCTGATAATTTAACCAGCTTCTGGAACATCATCAGATCAGTACACTGATTAATAGTTTTTTCTACTGGGATCTTATGCACCATATAATCCACCATAGCTTTATTCAGGATCGGTAAGTCATTATCTATAGCAGAAAGCCCTTTTACGTATTTTCCAATACGTTCCACATCACCATCTGTATCTATCCATAAATAGTTATTTACGTCTTTCTGGTAAATTTCTGCAATATTATCAAGTTCAAGTAAGATTGAACAACGTTCAGTTGAGCAACGCTGCTCCCACTCCCAACAGATATCATCCACCATGTTAAAGGCTTCATCTGTGTCGGGAATCCAGATGATCAGACCGTCCGTGTTGGACTGGATCAATTCAAATCCAGGTATCACCTCCAGATGTTCTATCAGGTCAAGTAACATCAGCTGACCGTTGATGCACATACAGTTGTTGTTTCTCGGATCATATGCCGGGTTGGTTTTGTCTTTCATTGCACCGGAAAGTGCATTCAGTATTTTCTTATATGGCAGCTGGGCTTTTTTCCATTGTTTTGCTTCTGCTTTTCTTCCGGTTTTCGCTGCATCAACCTGTTTTTTCTTCATATTTTTTCGAGTTACATATACAAGTTCATAGTTATTGTTTCCGGCTGCTCTTGTCACAAGCCCCCATGCGATCAGCATGGACGGATAATAGTTATTCACATCTACGTGAAGGATCTGACCTTTTCTATATATCGGCTTTTCTGCTGCACCATGTAATCCACCAAAACCGAACGTGTGTGGAATACCGGCAACGATAGTTTCCAGATTCTGTGATTTATACCAGGTTTTTTTATCACTATCGTCAAAATCCTGTAACCCCATGTTCAGTGCTTCTTTTCTTCTTTCTGCGAACCATTCCTGAACATATTTATATTTTTTCAATTGCAGACAAGGCAAAAAGAAAAAATCAAATTCATCGTGAAAATCCTGTTTTGTACACTGCAAAACTTTTGCAGCAATTCTTGCTTCACTGTCACCGATATCTTTCAGTGATGTTTCTTTCGGGAATGCCTGTATAATACCGTGCATGGCATTAAATACATCCACCTGTTCAAGAAACACCTTAATTGTTTCTTCTACATCGTGTCGGCAATACTTCACAGTTTGCTGAATTTCTTTTTTTGTCAATTGCCGTCTGATACGGAAATCCACGTCTGTTTCCCGGATATCAGAACCCATAAAACCTTCCATAGTTTTCAGACCAACCGGCGGGTTTGGCATCAAATCGTAGTTAATCATTGGTAATTTATTGAACGCCCTGGAAAACTGCCATCCCTCTCTTTTCTCTACAATGATCCAGTCATTGATCTTTTTCGGATCCATTCCCAGAAGAATACCTTTCATGATGTATTGATCATAATGACGGTTGTTGTAGCCAACCCATATATCCTTTCTATTTGCTTCATATAAGCGTTTTAATTCATCCGGCGAGTTGATGATTACATACTCTTTTCTGTTTGTCACATCGATGAATACCGCAAGCCAGTCTTTACAAAAAACCTCAAAATCGTAAAAAATCATATACCATACCTGTAGTTTCACCGGGAGTTATAGCTCCCGGTGAATAAAGTAAATTACATATCCCACGCTTCTTCGATACTGATCGGGTTAAAGTCTTTTGCTTTGTAAGTGACTGTTGCACCAACTCTTCCCTGTACTTCCTGGAAGATATCCAGTACACAGTCCGCAAAATCTGCATACCCGTTAAATTCCGGTACTGTTTCTGTTTCCAGTTTGTCCAGCCAGGTGCATACCGACTTGATAGCCTGTCCGTTTGTCCATTTCGGTGATGTATTGCCGGAAATGGTTCGGTTGAAGAAAATCTTTCTTCCCTTCTGATCCCCTTCCAGAATATTACACTGTACAGCGAACATCAGTTTATCTCCTGCTTTCGTCTCTTTGATTTCCATTTTGTCAAAGCTGACATCATAAGTACCGTCCGGTACCTCATCAAACTGGGAATCATCTGCACTATCTACTTCCTGTCTTAACGCATTCAGGTCTACTTCTTCATCGAATTTATTGAAATCTACTGCCATAATTTTTACCTCTTCTTTCTTAAAAACTTGTAATTAATGTTGCTACAAGGCAACAAAGAAACATAACCATATATTTTTCTTTATTTACGTTGGCTGCACCAATCATACAGCCCAACGTAACAAATGTTAATAACATAAAACCTTCCGTCATGATCTTGTTCTCCTGCGTCTCTGACCTCTAACGTGCTGTTCCGGCGGGTTCATGATACCATCCATAGGTTCAGCTGGTGTCTGCACATCAGGCGGTACCGGGTTCTTTTCCTGTGCAAGTCGTTTTACTCCTGCCTGGAATTCTTCCTTGCTGATTACTTTCATAACTTCAACACCATCTACGATCAGATCCACGCCGTCACCCTTGTGTTTCATAACATAGTTATCCTCAGACGGAAGATAGAAATATGTGTCCGCATCCAGGATGACCGTTTCAGAATCTGTATTTGTTGTACCATCCTGAACCGGTTCAGTCTTTTCAGCATTTCTTTCTTTTCTGGTTCGTCTCGGTGGTTTCTGTAAATCTGGTTTTGGCACGTTTTCTGCTGCATCCATAGCTTCATCAAATGGTACTTCGTCCTTACCGTCTGCCACCTGTTCAATCGCATCACCCACCGCTGCCATATGATCAGACATTTTCTGTTCGTTCTCTGCCTGAACCTCTGAACGGGTTTTCTTTGCTGGTTTTTCCGGTTCTACCTCTGTTTTTCTGACTCTGGATCGTCTACCCTTACTATCCGGTTTTTCCAGGTCAGATGCTACCGCCTGATCTGCCTGATCCATTTCAGCGTCTGTCTTTGCTCCGTCCAGTTCGTAATAGTTGCGGATCTTGTCCACCACATAATTCAGATCATTTTCGATCGCATACGCCGGGAACATGCCGAGTGGTGACTTTACGGTATCCTTCCCGCTGTTCTGTGTGTAAAAGTAATACTTTGCTTCATTCACACCGGTGCGTAACACTACCGTAAACAGACCCTCAATCGTGATTTTCTCACGTAACAGTTTGCCGATCAGCTTAACCGTGGTCAAACCATTGTCCAGTGTTTCCAGGTGGGTCAGATAGGCAACTACTACATCATCCGGCAGATCCTTACAACAGTTGATGATTTCAAAGTAATTCGCCCCAAAATCGTTATATTTATCCCATCCCGTCTCTTTGATCCGGTTCATATACGGCACCGCCAAAATGTACTGGAAATCATCCACTACGATCAGTTTTTTACCGGTTGCTGCCTGGGCTTTCATGTACTTCACGATTTTACCCGCATCTGTCTCATTGTTCAGCATTTCAAAGTGGTTCTTGAAGGGAAGCGGTTTTCCTACGGGATTCACAACCGCTGTTGTTGCCGGATCACAGTTTCTCAGGCTTGTGCTTTTTCCTGTACCAGATTCCCCCATGATCAAAATTTTCTGTGCTGCCATACTTATTTATCCCCTTTCTTAATTAATCCCATCAGTTTAGTGAAAAAACTGCTCTGCTGTTTCATCATGTTTCCTGATGCTGTCTTTACCAACTGTCTACTCTGAAAATATTCAGCTGTAGAGACCTGGTTTCTGTAACTTCTGTGACTTCTCTGTTTGTGTTTCATTGCACTACTCATTTTCTTCATCCTCACTTTCTTTTACTTCTGATTCTTTGTATTTATCCAGCCGCCCAGCTTCTACAAACTGGGCTGACCAAAAATCTGCATAATGTACGATCTGCTGGATCACTTCTTCATGTCCTTTCAGATCATATGCCAGACTCCCATACAGACCATCATGATAGAAAATAGCGTGTTCCTCTTCCTCAGTCAGATCAATATACCTGGCTGCCAGCTCTACCGATCTCAGTGGATGGTCAATGTGACACAGATCCGGGCTGATCTTGTATGGCTTGCTTTCTGATCGTTTGTACTTCTGTTCAGGATTTTTTTTCGTGGGTCTTCCATCCTGCACCATGTTTTCCACGTAATACGGACTTCCATAACGTCCGCATTTTCCGAGATCATGCAAACCTGCGGCGATAATCACGCTGTTGTGAATTTTGTTGTATGCAGCACCGCCGAGTAAGGTAACACCGATCTTTTCTGCATGCTGCATAACGTTTACCGTATGCTCTAACAGACCACCGTCTTTACACAGATGATTTCCACCGGATGCGGGAGCTTCATAGAATCCCAGATCTTCCATAAAATCTAGTAATTCGTCCATTCCTTCACGCTTTGTTGCCGTCATGGCATCGATAAAATACTTTTTCTGTTCTTCTTTCGTCATGTTATTTCTCCTTTTCTACTAATCTTTTTTTCCATTTCTGCTGTTTTTCAATGTTTGCAAGATACCATGGATCAGATTTTGTTTTGTGTTCATTGAACTGTCTGAACTTTTCAAAGTCTTTTGGGTACAACAGGATCCCATACCCACCGGCTTGTCTGATCTTGTACAGGTGATAAAGCTGTAACATAGATGGCTCCCCGCATTCAGCTTTTACCTCAATACCAAGGAAACACCCATCAGAATTCACCAACAGATCCGGTATACCGCTTTTTGTGTAAGCGGCACCACCCCAGTATTTGATCCACCAGCAACCGTATTCGTCTAAATATTTTTTGACACGGTTTTCAAAGTTCTTTTCTGCTGCCATTTACCGTTATCATCCTTTCTCCTGTATGAGATACAGGGATAATCCCTTGATCTTTCCAGGCATTTATTTTTGTGGATGCAATTATTACAACTCATAAATATCACCCCTCACTAAATTCACATATGCTGCTGCAAGTAGGAATGAAAGGTTAACTGTCATAATGACCAATGGCTGCCATGAGGCAATACCATCAAGTACTATCAGCCAATACAACAGACTCAGCGCGTTGATAATACAGAGTGTCTTGATTACAAAATTTTTGAAATGTTTTCTTGTGTACCGGCACACCTGGCACATTTTACAGTTATTTGAATAACTCATCTGTCAGTTCCTTTCCTTCCTGCAATGCTGCAAGATTTTTTTCCTCAAAACTTCCTCGTACCAGCAGGTAATAGTAAAAACATGGTTTTTTCTGTCCTATCCTGTGTATACGTTTTTTGGACTGTTCCCACAGATCACAGGATCCTTTTCCCAGCGGTAAAGTGAAATAAATAATTTTGTTCGCTTTCTGTAAGTTCAGACCCATAGCACCTGCCTGGTATTGAACGAACGTTACTGAATTACCTTCTGTCTCATATGCTTCCAGATCCCGGCACTGACCATTGACCATACAGTAAGGTCTTTCCAGTCCTTCACATATTTTTGTCAACCTGTTCAATTCCTCATTGAAGTTATAGAACACGATCAACCGATCTTCTGTAGACTCCAGTAAGTCCCGGAAAGCATCCAGTTTTTCTTTATGCCACTGTCCACACAACTGCCTACAGTACAGTGTTTTGGTCAAGCTGTTGTCACCGATCAGTTCCACCCGTGGTGTCACATCCGTGCCGTAATAGTCTGAATCGTCTTTGAACCGAACCAGATTCACAGTGTCCAGTTCCAGATAACTATGTTTGGTAAAAAACTTATATTCACTGGTTATCTTCTGATAAATTTTCTGTTCAATCTGTTCAGGAAGTTCAATGACCTCTTCTGTCTTCATGAACACCGCGCCGTACTGTGCAAGTTTCTTTTTCAGGTGTTCCACATTCTTATAACCGGTTATGATCTCCTGTTTGAATCCCTGCCCGTTGTCAATCCATTCCGTTTGCACATAGGACGCGTAGAACGCTTTTTTTGTGATATTCCATCCCAGTAAATGCAACTGTGACCACAACCGTTCATATTTACCGGCAGTTGGTGTACCGGAAAGCAACACCACACTTTCCGGTTGCGTTTTCAGGATGAATTTTGACCGCTTTGCATTCTCATTACAGATAAGCGAACTCTCATCAAGTAATAGGGTAAAGTCCTTTATATGGGCGATATATGAGCGTCTGAATATCAAATCGTAGTTGATCACACCGACAACCTGAATGTTCTGATCATACAGGTCTTTGGCTTCTACCATTGTGTGAAAATCCATGTTGTTGCTTTTCTTCGTGAGGTTTAGAACGTAATAGTCCGGGTAATACGTTCTTATGTGATCAACCCAGTCATCAACCTTTGACTTTTGGCATACGATCAGATTTACAGTATTATTCAGCAGATACATTTTTTCAGCCCCTACAAAGGTTTTACCAAGTCCCATATCTAAGTAATAAGCACACCTGTTTTTATCATCAGTCAGGTTCAACACTTCTTCCTGATGGGGCATGAATTGAAGATCATTCATTATTCATCAGCGTCCTTTGGTGCTTCACCGAAAAGGTCAATCTGTAATTTTGCAACCTCAACTGCTGCTCTGTAAACTAATGCATACTTAGAATCACCATGTGTCTGTGTGACCTTTTCAAGAAATTTATCAATCTTACCTAAGAAACAACTACACTTGACAGTAATTTCATTGTCTTTATCCCTGAAGAATGTTGTGAAATCGTCCCGGCTACCAATAGCACCAATTACCAGTACATGGCTTGCAGAAAAGACCTCGGCATCACCGCAAACCTTGGCATCACCGCAAACCTTGGCATCACCGCAAACCTCGGCATTGCCCCAAACCTCGGCATCACCGCAAACCTTGGCATTGCCGCAAACCTCGGCATTGCCGCAAACCTCGGCATTGCCGCAAACCTTGGCATCACCGCAAACCTTGGCATTGCCGCAAACCTCGGCATTGCCGCAAACCTTGGCATCACCGCAAACCTTGGCATTGCCCCAAACCTCGGCATCACCGCAAACCTCGGCATCACCGCAAACCTTGGCATTGCCGCAAACCTCGGC